AAAAAGCCTTTGAGGCTTTCCGCCTTGGCCTTCTTAGCCTTTTCACGTTCTGCAAAAGCGTTCTTCTGCGCTTTCAAAGCTTCTGCCTCCGCTAACAGGTTTTTATACCAGCAGCCCAGGTTCTCAATCTTCTTGTCGCGCTCCATTTCCAGAGCTGCGATTGCTTCAAGGTCAATGATTTCGCCGCTTTCGGTATCTACAACACGGCTTTCGTCCAACTTGACGCAGGCCGCCAGTCTTTCGTCTATATCAAACAGTTTCATGCTATGCCTCCTTTAAACTTACGTTATTCACGATGTTCTGCAGCTCCCGGGTGGTAAGGCCGGCAAACTGGTCTTTGGTGACGCCTTTTGCAAGCAGCTGATTTTGGAAGTAGTCCATTGTCAGGCCGTCATAATCTCTTTCGTTCATCTGCGCACCTCAATGGGAATCAGCACGATGTCCCCCGGCTGAAGGTCACCCTTCAAGTTGCTGATTTTCTTTGTATAAAAGATGACCTCGCGAATATCTCTGCTGTCTCCTTCGCGCTGCATGGTGTCACCCACCAGGTGCCAAAGGGTATCCCCTTCACCGGCCGTAGCCTTGACAACATATTTTTCCGTCGGACGTGTTGCGTCCCATGCAGCCCAAACGCAGCAGGCTGCCAACAGGGCAAATAAGATTTTTTTCATGTCTACAACTCCTTTACGTTAAACGGATCAGTCACATCCTTGCCGTCATATGTGCTGAGGAACTCTTCCAAAGACTCCCGGCGGCATTTAAGGTTGCCAAGCTTCATGAATCTCAGCAGACCGGATTTTTTGAGCTTGTAAACGTAATCAACATTGCATTTCAGAAGCTTGCTTACTTCCGCAACAGTCAAAAGCTCTATACTTGCCATAATCTTTAACTCCTTTCTCCCTTCTTCCCTCACTTCTCCGCATCCATGCTATAATTAAGCTACAGACAGGAGGTGTATTCATGGAAATATTTTGTGTGATTTTAGGCTGGCTTTTAGCTCAAGCCACAACCTACATCAACGATGTCAAAAAATCCCAAAAGCGAAAATCCGCCATGTTGAAAATGCTGTTCAACGAATTTAATGACGGAGTTTTGCAGACCAAGGATATGCTAAAAGACGATTCTTTTTGTTTACCGGTTAAAGTTAATCCGTGGTGGGAAAACAACAAACTGCTTTACTATGAAGAGCTTCCAGATGAAGCAGAACTTTATAACAAATGGAACGATCTTGATGCAAAGCTATTTTCAACTGACTTTAATTCTGATTTCTTCAAACATTACGTTTCAGCAACCAACGAAACCAGAAATAGCTTGCAGAAATCATCATCATATTGGCAGCAGCCACTATGGAAGCTTCTTGTACTCCAATTAAAGCCCAAGAAACCATGACAGCTATAATGCTTAATACATTTATGCTCAGACAACACACCCAAAGCTTTTTAAATGCTTGTTCCAGGTCAATGGGTCCGCTTATCGCCGTGCGTCCGCAAAACGGACACACGGTTATTTTTTTATCTTCCATCACCATCACGCTCCGCAAAACTTGTTGATAAAGTACTGCTGGTCTTTGCCGGTAACCTTGGTGGTTTTGCTCACGCTGACGTGACCATCACTGTGGGAAATAGCCGTTTCCTTAATCTTGAACAAACCCATTTCCATAGCTCTCTGCGTCGGGCTGTTGTAATCCGCTCCGGCACGCTTAATCAGGTATCCTTGCTCACGCATCCAGTTGAACAAGCGCTTCTGACCAATCGGATGGCCGTTCTGCTTCAGAATCTTTGCAAGGTCACCAATCAGAATCGTGCTGTCGCTTGCGCTCACCGCATCCGCAAAGAGCACCTTCGGCTTCGCCGCTGCCACATCGCTTTCCAGCTCCTTAATGCGCTGGTCACGCTGCCGGATAGTGCTTTGCGCTACCAGCACAGCCTTCGCCATAATCTCTGCATCCGTCATGTTCTCACTGCCTGCGATGTAACCGCCGGTCTTTCTGATTGCCGGAATGACTTCGCTTGTCACCCAGCGCTTGAATTCCTTTGCTTTGGGCATCTTGCTGGAGAGGATGAGGCTGTACAAGCCGCTTTCGTTGATGATGGTCAAACCACGATTACTTTCAAAAGTACCGTTTTGGTAGTTTTGCCTATCATCTTCATCTACATGGCGGTTGACATCTCGACTACCATTTTGATAACCGAGAATGTCAGCCACATCCTTGCCGACGAACCAAGGTTCTCCATTCTGTTGAATGGTACGAATCTGACCGAAGTCGGGACTGTCGAAAATCTGTAAGTTGTTCATGTTGCACCTCTTTTTCTATTCTACTTTTAGTAGAGTTATTGGGCAAAAAAAATATCATCATAAGATACGCCAAGAAATTCCGAGATAATTTTCGCTTGCTTAATAGTTACCTCATCAGGATTTTCCTCTAATTTGCGATAAGTTTGGACATGAACTCCCAGCTTTTCAGCCATTTCGTCCTGTGTCTTTTCTCTCACAAGGCGTATCTGCTTCAAAGATAAGCCCATTTTGAACACCTCCTTTGTTTGATTTACAAGTCTATTATAATCTACTTTTAGTAGAGTGTCAACTACTAAAAGTAGATTATTTTCGTTCTTATGTTGATTTTTTTCTACTTTTAGTATATGATAGTGATATAAAAATAAGAAGGGAGCAACATCATGGGAATCAGTGAAAATATTAAGTTGTTGCGCGAACAATATGGATTATCGCAAAAAGAGTTAGGTCAAATTGCAGGTGTTAGTGATAAAGCTGTATCAACATGGGAACAAGGCATAAAAGAGCCACGCATGGGAGCTATTCAAAAAATAGCTGACCATTTTGGCATACAAAAAAGTAACATTATTGAAGATAATGGTTTACAGAGCCAATCCGTCCCCCTCACCCCCCGCGACGAACGCCAAATCGCCGCCGACCTCGAAAAAATGCTTGCCGACCTCGACAGCAAAAACGCAATGGCTGCCATGGGCGGTACCGTTGAAGATGATGAAGACAGAGAACTCCTGAAAGCAAGCCTGCAGGCTACCATGCGTCTGGCTAAGAAAATCGCCAAAGAAAAATACACTCCTAAAAAATATCGCCACGAAGAGGAATAAAATCATGGATATCAAGGCTGCTGTGAAGCAGCTTACACATAAATACAAAACAAATAACCCCTTTGAGCTGGCACAGCTGCTGAACATCATCGTCATGTACGCAGAGCTTGGCAGCACATGGGGCTACTTCACTACTTATAAGCGTTCTAAGTTCATTATCCTTAATCAGGATATATCCGAAGAATTGCAAGCATACACCTGCGCCCATGAGCTTGGCCACAGTGTTTTACATAAAGGCGTATCGACGCCATTCCTCAAAGCCCACACCCTTTTCAGCATAGAGAAAATAGAACGGCAGGCCAACACCTTCGCCGTGGAACTGCTCCTGCCGGATGAGCTGCTGCAGCAGTACCCGGAAACCTCCATCCACCGCCTTGCTGACATGGTAGGCGTGCCGATGGGGCTGGAAGTGCTGAAGAAATAAAAAAGAACTTTAGTAAAAACAGCCATTTTTACCAAAGACGTTAGGTGTCTTTTGGAAAATCGGCCCTTTTTACCAAAGACGTTAGGCATAAAAAAATACCGCCAGCTTTTCAGCTGGCGGAAAAATGTTGCTTCACTATATTCTGCTTTTTAAAAAAGATGCTCCAATAGAGCCTACCGCAAGGAAACAGGCTCCGCCTGCCACCCAAGGTTGACCTAAATATAGAGCGTAGGCAGCTACTCCGATAATGCACACTCCTAAGATAAACGCCATGTACTGACCTCGTTTATCACGCATAGCAGTCAAATCGAGTTCTTTGGCTCTTAATTCTCTTATAGCTTTTGCATTTTCCTTAAAATCGTTAATGATATCAGATGCTGAACCAGGAACAATGTTATTATATTCCGCTAAAATCTGAGGATGGGGAAGCAATCCTTCAAAATGTTCCGCAACAACAATATCACCATTAGATGCAACTCTATTTCTAACTGATTTGTCGTCCT